TCTCTATGTGTGCTAAATCCACACACCTTGCATACATATTTTCTATTTCTTGCTTTATTTAACTCTCCGCAACACGGACATCTTTGACTTGTATATTGTGGATTCACATATTCAACTTTTATACCTTCCAGGTTTGCTTTATATTCTATATATTTAGCAAGACGATAAAAAGACCATGTATGCAAATTCTTTTTGTTTTTACGGCTTGTTCTTGCCGTGTTTCTGATATTCGTTAAATTCTCCATACGAATTACAGAAACATTATTTTCTATTGCAAAGTTTACTATTTGCTTGCTTATCTTATGATCTTGGTCTTTCATCCATCGTTGCTCTTTATCACTTATTTGTTTAATCTTTTTTAGTTTTTTAGCTTTGCCTAATTTTTGACGCAATGCTTTGTATTTACGCCTAATATACTTATTCTGCCTACCATTCCCCAAAAATTTTGTTTTACCATTTTTAGTTGTTGCTACAGCAGGTACTTTTAAACCTAAATCCACTCCCATTACATTTTGGTTGTTATTTTGTTTTTCAGCTATTTCAACAGCTATTTGTACAATCCATTTGCCTGATTTTTTATTTATTCTTAATGAGCCTAATTTGTTATTTAATTGCTGTTTTTGATAGTCTGCTAATAACATCTTTACTTTAATTCTTTGTGATTTTCCATTAATTAACACAGGAAAACTTAAACAGTCATTTATTTTATAATTCTGATTATTCCATATACATACTGGTTTCTTTAGTATTGATAATGTCTTAGTCTTTTTATATTTTTTATAAACACTTTTAGCATCTTGTATAGCTTGATTTTTTACTGCACTTGGTAGATTTGCTTCAATATCTTTTGACGTTAGTTTTTTATGTCTATTATTAATCATACTTTGAACAATATTATTAACTGTAGATATATATTCATCTAAAGTTTCTTCTAAATATTGTTCTTGTTCTTTAGTCGGGAGTATTTTAAATTTTACTGTTACTTGCATAACTCACCGCTTATTCTCACATTCAAGGATTTAATTGTTTGCCCAATATAAGATTTATTATTGATAATATTAGTTGCTTTATAAATTATCATACTTTTGCTATATAACTGAATCCGTTTTTCTTCTCCACTAAATATAAGGCATCTATGTCAACATCGTTTACTTCTTTCCTGTGGCTAACAAGGAATATCTTGCTTCCATCCTCTTGTTGTTTGATTTTTAGTATTTGCATAACTTTTTCAATTGAATAGCTGTCAAGCGAGCTGTCCAGTATCTCGTCCAGCTCAAGAATATCGGGAAATATACCTGCTTGTATTCTGGCTATATCCAATAGTGCCATCTGTAAGGCAAAATCAACACTCTTCGCCTCTCCACCAGATAAATTACCGTAGGAACAGTTGATGATGCCGGGGCCTTTAATTTCTTCGTCTAACCAGTTGTCAAGAATAATATAGAAGGAATGACCAACCTCTGATAAATAGTGGTTCACTCTCTTATTCAGGAATGGAACGATAGAACTGATAGCATACTGCTTAACATGATCATCACGACAAATCATCTTTACGAAATCGAGATAGTCACTTACACCAGCCAACTTTGTCATCTGTGCTGACATTGACCGTTTTTCTCTCTGTAACTCTTCTATCTTTTCTTCATGTTCTTTTATAAGAACTTGAAATCTTTCTTTCGATTCTCTTTCATGTTTTACCTTTTCTTCCAGTATGATTATCTTACTCTTAAGAGCATGAATCTTGTCATTTCTTTCATTCAGTTCAATCAATTCTTTATTCAATTCTTTTATCTCATCTTCCAGATTTTCCATTTTCTTTGAAAGCTTTGTTTGTTCTTTTTTCAGACATTCTATTTCTTTTATTTTTTCTTTCTTCTCTTTCTGTAATGATAAACTATTTTCTCTCTTTTCATCAAGATGTTTATAAGAGGCGATTTTCCCCTGTAGTTCTATCATTTTGATTTTTATATCTGTAAAATTCTTTATCTCACCGTTGAGTTTTATCCTATTCTCTTTAGCTTCCGACATCATTGTTGTAAGAGTTTCTTTTTTCTTTTCCAGTCCATCTATTCTCTTATTCAATTCCTTTGTGCTCTTTACTTTCTGTTTTGCTAATTTGTCACTATCAATAACAGAGCCACAAGTGGGGCATACTGTTACCCCCAATAACAATTCAAGCCCACTGGTTGATGATTTGAGCGTAGTCTTACTTTCTATAATGTCATGGGTTACAGAATCTAAATCCTTTCTGATGGAGTCGATATTGTGATTGATTTGATTTACATCCTCCATCATTGAAGAAATTCTTGCATCGAGTTCTTCTACGGAAATGTGTTCCTTGAGATAGAGACCATATTCTTTCATTGCACTCTCAAAGTTTTCATAATCCTTGTCAACATCCCCTATTCTTTCCAATTGAGAATCTATAAATTTTATCTGACTTTCTGCTATGGATGTTTTTGATACCAAATCATACATACTTTTTGACAGACCATCGAATTCTTCCTGTTTCTTTCTTTTCTTTTCCTTGAAGCTTTCCAATTTTTTAATCAAACTTCCATTCTTAGTTTCCTTATATTCCTTCTTTACTGTTTCCAGTTCATCTTCATGGGACATAATACCTGAAACCTGTTGTCTAATACTTTCAACTTGTCTTTGAATATCTTCGATGTTCTTTTCTATGTATTCTTTTCTTGTTTTATAGGTAAATATCTTATCTGCAACTACTTTCAACTTTTCATTACACTTAACACTCAATTGGCTAAACAATTCCAAACCAAAAACTGTTTCGATAAATTTTCTTTTCTTGTCTGCTGTCATTGATAATATTGGAACGGATGAATTGAGATTGGAATAAACAAGAGAGATAAAGGTCTTGAAATCCATACCGATGATTTCATCTTCTATCTCTTTCTGATAATCTATCTTATGTGAAGGTGTGGGCATCAGATTGCCGTTTTTGTAAACTTCCAACTTATCCGGTTTTAGTGCACGGAAAATGGTATACTCCATTCCACCTTTTGTGAAGGTAAGATAGACTTCACAATTTTTTCTATTCTTCCAGTTTACAATGCTTTCCTTTCTGACATTTCTGTTTACTTTGCCAAAAAGGGCAAAAGGAATTGTCTCAAGAAAACCGGACTTACCGACGGCATTACTTCTATCTTTAGTCACATCGTTTCCTAAGACAAGATTTATGCCCGGTTGGAAGTCAACATCCTGTAACACTTTCCCATAACTGAAAAAATTACGAAACTTTACATTCTTGATTTCAAGTTTCATAGATTATTCTTCTTTAGCCGGTTCTTTCTTTTCCTTTATTTGTCGTGCGAGGCCCAATAGTGCATACCCAGCAATGTCCTGATACGGACTTTCTCCAAGGGCATTCGGTGATGTTGCCAACCTGAAAAGCTTGTCAAGTATCCTGACCACACAGAGAGCATCATCCATCTGTTCAATTTTAATTCCATCTGGATATAGGATTTTCATGACTTTTCCGGATTGCCCGAAGCTGTCACCATAAGCCAATTGCTTCTTAGTGACTATCTTTCCTACAGCTTGTCCTATTTTTTCATAATCTGTCATATTATACCTCAAACAATTTATCTTCCAATACAATATCTTTTTTCTTATTAGACCACTTCTCTAAAATCTTTCTATACTCTTTTTTTCTTTTATTCAAGAATTGGAACTCTTTGTATGATAGAGAAAAAATACTCATGATTTGTTCTGATGTAAGTTTAATATCGGCTTCCAATATTTCACAAATAAAATTTATTCTCTCACTAAGCTGGAAAAAATCATCAACTGTATCTGCCCTGTTTACATAGTTACGAACCAGAATCAAAACATCTCTTATGCTCGGAAAATTTATGGCGTAGTTCCAACCGGTGCTCGTGCACGAGCACGTGCTCGTGGAGCCTCCGGTCCAATTGATTTTATAATCTCTAATAATAGATATACTATCCGATATTGATGTGCTTGATATACTGATAGTATTCATAACATCATCTCTATCCATAAAAATAACCTCCTGATAAGATTTTCAATTATTATACCACAAACTGGAAGTAATGTAAACAATGTTTTATACTTCCTTTTTTGACATAAGGTAATACTTTTCTGTCCCGTCCTTTTTTTCCGCAAAGGCCATTCCAAGCCCTTGCTGTCTTACGTAGGCAAAGTTTATTTTGAAGTTATCAAAGTCCTCACCGATGACGGTCATAAGATTTACAAAGTTTCTGTAATCGAAACAGAGGCTCAAATCATCTTCTTTTACATTCTGTAACAGATAATAATTATTATCAGAATTTCTTATTATCATTATATCTCCTCCTTGAGTAGACCATTTATTACTTGTCTCAATGTGGCAATTTTTATATGGTCTGGCATAATCATTTTCTCTATATACTCCATCAATATATCCCTGTTGCTTTTCAGTTGCATGACTTCCGTATCATCCCCGTTTACACTTATAAAACCGGATGACATTCTTGCAAAGTCCGTGAACAGTTGAATGGGTTGATATATCTGGACTTGCTCCAATATCTTCATATTTTCGGAAGTTCCATAATCTTTCTTGTAGACCAGTTTTACTATATTACCTCTTATCTTTTCTGGTCTTATAGGTTCATCTGTAGAAATAATCACAAACTGTGGAGCATCTTTGTATTGTATAAATTCCAAATTATCGTTATCAAAAATATAATATCCTCTACTACTACCAGCATCCCCAAAATTTAATTGGAATGGGGCTCCAAGATAGGTGATGTTGTTTTTGTGTGATGGGATGTGAAAGTGTCCTGAATAGACTGCCTCGAATCTGGCAAAGTTGGTTATGTTTATATCTGATTTATAAAACTCAAATCCCTGAACCACTGGAAAACCATTGATTTCAAAATGACCAAGGGCATATCGAGCATCAGGAATGTCCTTCAACTCTGTTCCCCATGGCACCATTACTGCATCTTCCAACATTGTGACTTTATCAATTATCTTGATATTCGGATGCTCCTCAAATACACTTAGGCTTGTGGGTTCGATCTTATCCTTGTAGAATGTATCGTGATTTCCGATAATGATGAAAACTTCCAGCATTGCTTTGTGGAGAAGTTCGGCAATTTTCAATCCCTGATGAAGAGTTTTTATATTGAGATGTCTTCGATTATCGAAGAAATCTCCGAAATGAATAATACGTTTTATATTTCGTCTTACACAGGTATCAACAATTTCTTTGAACAGATCAAGTGTAATATCGTGATAGAGGTCCGAGCTTTTATAAATGCCTAAATGTGTATCACCCACAAAAATTGCATTTTTCATTACATCATTCCTTTTCACGGATGGATTGGTAGTCAATCGCACTACTGGATGGCTTATTAACTAAAAACATATATTCACGGTAACAGATATCCTTTATGTCACTATGCTTATTCTGCTCTTTTATGTATGTTAGAAAAGCATTTTTACAAATTTGTGTGATATAAGCAAAGGCATTTTGTGATTTGTCCTCATCGAAATTTTTGAGATACTTTAAACAAGTCAGAACCGCCTCTGAAATCATATCTTTTTTCCAAGTATAACCGGCAAAACTGCCCTTGGATGAAAAGTTTTCCGCAATGGTAAGTAACATTTTACCAAGTTCTTCAGATGCTCTTCCTTTTGTTTTATAAACCACAATTTCTGCTAATAAATCACTGTTTTTGATGTAATAGTTATCATCCTTTTTTGACATAATCTCCTCATTATTATGATATGTATTTTACGCTAAAATAGGGACGAAGGAAACCTATATTTGAAAAGTTATGATTTATCTTTTTGTTTTGAGAGTTGTTTTTCCAAGTATGATTGTAGCTGGCTCAAATCGCTTGATATTTCAAGATATTTTCTTCTGATTTTTTCGTTTCTTGTTCGCAGCTTGTCTATTTCATATCCTTCAAGGCAAAAGTCAAATTTCAATTTTCCCCGGTAGTTTTTTTTCAGCTCGTCATTGAGAGAGTTCACTTCATCAATAATACTTTTATTGAGTTTGTATTTCTCTAACATTTCAGATACTATCTCGCGATTGGCTGCATTAATTTTATCCGTCAATTTGATATTAAGCGCTCGAAATATATTGGTCTTATTGTCAAGACCGGAATGTGATAAATGTTTTAATAATCTCATTATCCAACAAGAGTAATATAACTTTCGTTATTATCAATCTTCCAGATTTTTATAGCGTTTGATGTCAGGGCCTCGGCAATTACCTCAACTGTTTGTTTTGTTGCAACATCCCAGCATTGAACAAGTGGCCATTCATTATTGAAATTATGCACTATATTGACAAAATAGTTACCCCCAAGAAATGTCCATTCATCAGCTATAACGTGAGTTACCAATATTTTTGATCTCTCGTTCCAGCTTTTCGCAAGTGCGTTGCTCACCGTTTTGTTTTTGGTAACATCTGTATCATATTCATCGACCTCTGCCACGGAAAGAGAAATTTCAACATAGTCAACATATCCATCATCAATTACACCGGGCTTTGACCACGCGATTTTGAACTTTTGCCCTGTATATCCATACTCTTCCAAGGCATCCGCAATCCAAAACTCAAAATACCCATCAGACCTTGTTGTAACTTGTGGTGTGACATTTGTTGCTGTTCCACCACTTTCTGCAAGATATACATATGCAGGTGTGGATGAATTTGCCAGATAGACGGAAATCTCCGCTTCGTTTATTGGTTGACCTTCCTCATTCTGGAGGAAATGCCAAAAGTGTGTTCTTGCCATAATAATACCTCTTATTTAATTGTTAATTCTATTCTGTAAAATATTTTCAATTCAACATTAGCCGGTTTGAAAATAGGACTACAAGCCGTGTACCATACCAAATCATCATACAAGTTATATAAGCCAATTTCGGTGATTGTCAAATCAGTTGATGTTTGTGGCACAGTAGATGTAACATAATAATAATTATTATCACCTCTCAATGTCGTCGAATGTGTACTAATTAGGCTTTTCAAAGCCCCATAATACTGTGCATCCCAATGTCTTGTATCATCCCCATTACCAATACCGAGATAGGAAATGTCTGCCGCCATTCCATCCATATCGGAAAATGTCTGCCCAATTTCTCTTATAACAGCTGTTCCTGAAACAGCCGATGAAAATGTTACCGTGCATCTACTGGTAGTATTTATTTGTATATTTTTAGGAATAATTAATTCATCATTTTCATCATACACTTCGATATGAAGTCCATATGCATCAAGACCATGTGAAATAACCCAAGTATCTTGCGCACCTGACGGATGATAAACATATGCTGCCTTACCAAGTTCAATACTTCCAGCTTGAATGGACGAGAAAGTTGCTGTAAGTGTATCATCATCAACTATCGTGACAGATAAAGGCATAAACACATCAAAATTTGTTTCCCTTAATTGAACAATAGGATATTTATCTGGTAGTGTATGGTCTATATTCCATGAAGCTGCTGACGGCCCAAGAATTGTTTGTGTGTATTCCGGTATGGCGATAAAACAATGCCCGTTCATTGGATTGTTCTCATCCCAATATATCCTGATATGATTGGAAGAAATTGTTTCTATTCTTGCTGGAAAAATTCTCTCATATTGAGGATTATAGCATTGGACTATAGGTATTTCAGTTCCCAAATTGTGGTGAATATCCCAAATTGATGATAGAGAACTTCTACTGTAAATTGCGGTTGCACTTATTACACCAACTGCCAATGGTTTTGTACATCGTGTGAATAGAAATGCAGAAAATGTCCCACCATAGAGAGATGTTGGAGCGGGCCCGAAATGTGTCAAAGGAGAAATCAGTTGTTGATAATGTGATACTCTTGCAACTGGGCGGACTTCTTCCCAATACTCAAGAAGATTGTCCATAATGTTTTTATTGATGATATAATCAGCACCAAGAGGCTCACCGCTCAAATCTATCTGGACTTTGTAATGTGGAGAAAGAATTTTACCATCAGGCCAAGAATAATCTGTCGGATATCCTCCAGCCCCTGTGGTTTCCAAGCTATGATAAAATCCTTCTCCAGCAGGCCCCACCGCCACAGTTCCACCATAAATCGGATTGGCTGTATAGAGATAATCCTCAAAATATAGATAGGGAACATCTTCTGGATCAATAACTGGATGCCATCTTTCATATATATTCAAGAAATTACTCGTACCGCCTACAATTGCTCTCCAAATAATATTGAGTGCTGTATATGTTCCCACCCTCTTGAGAAGATAAGGTAAGTTTTCAACCCACGCCCTCTGTGAAGGAATATCACCGAGCAGATTAGGAATGGTCATATTAAACATATTCCCGATATAGTACAGATAATCACTATCTGTTTCCTTCGGATCAGAAAGGGTAAGAATATTTTTTAGGCGATTGTAAATTTCTTGATATTGCTGGTCAAAGGAGACCTGTAGAAATTCTGTAAATCTGTCTGTCCTGTTATTTTCCGGTAGGGCGTCCACCACATAATCTTTCATACCGTAGAAAATAACATTGAAAAAGTTTTCACTTGTATCTGGGAAAATTTTTCCAAAATAAAGATATACCTTGTTTGTATTGACAAAATTTTTCCAATCTGAATTGTTATTTACAAAATCGTGAAACTGACAATCTTTCCTGAAATAAACTTCTGAACCCGCATATGTATTCAATAAATCCGTCCAAGTAACATCTGATGTCCTGTAATTATCATATGGCCCGAAAAACTTGAAAACATTATCCGTGGGTGTATCATCAACAGGAACACCTTTTATTCTCAAATATCCTGCCTCGGTCTTTATAAACAAATCAACACCATAACCAAGTTTAGCAACCATTCCGGAACTTGGCCCCCTCAAGTGAGCCCGCTTTGGATATGCTGTTCCATAGGGATCAATATTCTGGATAAAATCTTCAACTATAAAATAAGGAGAATCGCAAAATTTAGCCATTATGTTTCCTCTGAAAATTCGCAATTGGTCATATAAATTGCTGGAAATTGATTGTTCCCAAGTTTTATCTTTCTTAGTTGGTTCTCGCCTGGATATGTTGATGCTGCTTCTACATATTGAGGATAGTTACCGCTACTATTTGGTTCGTATACAGTATAACTTTCACAATCAATATTTCTTATAATCAAATTCTGTATTCCTTTCACTTGAGACCAAGTTTCTCCCGTGGTGGATGATTCTGTTGAATCCATAATATAGTTTACAATATCAATGTGAGAAATTGTTTCTGCAAATGAACGGTTTGCGGCATTGAAGTAGTATTCAAGTTTATCTCTCACATCATTCATTACATCTGTATAAACATATGTTCTTTTTATCTTAATACCTATATCAAATGAAAAATATACAAGATCAGGTAAATCAAACTGCTCATAGGTTGTAAGTATTTTTCTTGGTTCAAGATATGTAGATAGCGTTTCCATCCAAGATGATGAGTATGCTAATGGAACAATGATTTCATCTTCTGCTCCACTTGTTGAATATGATATAGTCGAATCTCCCCACTCATTAGGTATCAGAGCGATGTGGACTTTGTTATATTCCTGAATGCTTCCTGACGGAGCAATCTCCTGTTCACCCCAAATGTGCGCTGCAATAATATCAGACCTTGCCTCAAGATGTGATCTATAATCTGCCGCTGTAACATTCCTGTACTGTGAGTGAATAGCCCCAGTTGATGCGTCCTTGATTTCTGCTATGGTATCAGGAGCAGATGAACCTATAGTGGCGGTTAAATTTGTCACAGTATATTCTGCAATTGGAATTGTATCTCCAGTTGTTCTGTTTACCAGAAATGTCGTTTCTGGAGATGTAATTGTATTTGCACCGGCCGCCCCGTCAGCTCCGGCAGTTTTCAAGAGATAAACAACTATATCATCTGTAAGCTCGGGAACAGTTCTATTATTGGAAAATTCTATCAGATACTTTTCATACTTGTCAAATCTCAACATATAAACTGTATCAACCGTTGATAATGGTGATAACTCATCATAAAAATCAGAAACCCTTGTCCAGACTTCATCATTTACTTGAACTTCTACTGAAGGATGTTCTGTTTCATCAATATCATCATCATAATCATAATTTTCAAATGGAAGATAAAGAATGTTATCAATCAAATCTTCTCCTCTATATGTGTATGTTCTTACAATTCCCTGTCTTATCGGAACTGTTTCTGTGAGTGTATATGGAAAGGTTGCAGTTGTAGGAATTGTATAAGTAAAATCGGTGATAGTTGAAAATCTCAAAATATCTCCATTCTCATCTGTAAGATCCGGCGCATCAACTTGTTTCCATCTCTGAATATGGATTTCATCGCCGGGAGAAATACTTGCACTTGTAAGAATTGTAATTGTTAAATCTGTCTGTGCTGACCTATATCCCTGTGGGTTATATCCTCTCAACCTTGATAGCATATGAACTGTTTCATACAAGTCGGCTGTGTCTATATATTGATTTTTTGCAACCTTATTTGTATAATAAGTTGTAAGCGCCCCAAGATATGCAATCAGTTCTATAAGAAGAGTGATATTACTTCCCTCATAATTATAATCAGCAAAGGTAGTTGTGTTTGCAAGTAAATCTGCTATCCTTGCTTTTATAGTGGGAAAATCCATATTTAGATAATCTGGAATTAATGTATTTGCCATAATTATGTCCTCTTCAAAACAAAAATTACTTTGTCAACATTTCGATAATTTGTTCCTTGTATCGAATATGTTACTGTTATATTATACTGTGAATTATCATAATCCGCTTCCACATTGATGTTTATTATTTCAATGCGGGAATCCCAGCTGGATATTTCCTGTAATATTGTATTGCCAATCTCTCTAGCAGTTATCTCATCTATCGGTTCAAATAAATATCTTTCAAGCTGTGCGCCAAATGTTGGCAACATTCTCCTGCTTCCCTTTCTCGTCTGTAGAATATTTCGAAGGGAATTTTTAACAGCATCATATTCAGTAACCCTTTTAACATCCCCATCTGCCTGGCGGGGCATCTCAATATCAAAATCTGAATAGATATCTTTAATTGTATATGTAAACTTTCCTGGCATTGATCTTATTCACAATCAACATTAGGCGATCCTGCAACTATAGTTCCACTATATGTTCCAGAAAAAGAATCACCTATTCTTGCGATTGCCCTCCCATTGGCATTTGTGTTTAGTGCTCCTGAAACTATCGTTCCAATATGACCACAATTGGCTCTTACTTTATCACCTACTCTTGCCACACCTATACCATTTGCATTTACATTTGGCGAACATTCTATAATAACACCATCTTGATAACCGTGTATGCCTGATGAACAATATCCTGTAACTGCATCTCCCAATCTACTTACTTTAGCCATATCAATTCAAATTTATCGGATTTCCTGTAATATCACAGGAACCTGTAACATTTATTGTACAATTCCCACTTACTGTAATCTGAAGATTTCCACCAACTGTTGTCTGCTGGTCTGATTGAAATCCTTCTGTCACATTTCCAGAAACGGTTTCATTCTTATTACCATTTATATTTATGGTTTCATTTTCCGCAATAGTCTTGCTTCTATTTTTTACACCGTTGATTTCTATATTTCCCTCATTATCTATGATGATATATGTACCGGCAGAATGATATACTCTAATTCTTTTTGCATTTGGTGTCGAATCAACCTCTATAACATGACCACCGTGAACATGGAAAACAACATTATGTGGGTATATTCCCAATCCCTTATCAAAGTCAGGCCCCGTTTTATCGGGATATGTTCCCGATGGATCAACAAATCCATGAAGAGTGTCAGTTGGTGGTGATGACGATCCGCCAGGTAATGTAGCAAAATATATTGGTCGAAGAATATTTCCATTTTCGAAAAATACAAGAACATGAGAACCCTGAAGTGGAACGCCCCACACTCCATAATTCGAAATAGAGCCTTCAATTAATCCATATGCCGGTTCCGCCCAGAGTAGTTCATCTGTAGGAATACCTTCCAAGGCGGTTTTTGTTTTTTGTGGAGTATGAATACCAAATATTCTCACTCTTACTCTTCCTGCTTCCAGAGGATCAACATTATCCTCAACAACCCCGCGATAAATCCCTAATAATTTATCTCTGGGTAGAGTCATATCTGTAAATTCATTTTTTATCATCATCTTACATTACCCAATTTTTGTGTTTTTACTTCAAGATTTATTTTTGTAGCACTATATAAGTCTTTTATTATAGAATCTGTATATGCCGTTTTCAATAAAACAAGAAGTTGTTTATAGAAAGGCATTGTCCTTCCGCTAAATTGATGAGTGACAGATTTTACAAGATACTTTCCTTCAAATGATTTATTAGTAATATATTCTTTTGCAGTACTTGGCCATATGATATCCACAATCATTCCGGCGTATCTTCTCTCATGCCCTACTACTGTCATTAAAACTTCATGTTCCTTGATGTATCTCTTGAATGAATCACTATATGCCATATTTTCCAAAAAAGCAATATCACTATCGCCTTCAAGATCAAATCTTGCCGATGTATCACTAATATTCCAAAAAAAACTTTTCTTTCCAAATAATGTAAATTTTTTAATCATATTTTCGTATGTATAAGGTTGATCAACGAAGCTTTTAGTGACAAAATCATATCCAAGTTTGTGGCCTCCTTTTATACCTGTCATTGATTGATAGTCAATTCCACTTATTGTAAATCCAAGTATTTTATTTAAACTCTGATCTGCCCCAGTAGAGAAATAATATCTTTGCGGGGTTCCATCAAAACCCTTTTCCAATTCGGTCTGTTTCAATAATTTTTCCAATGTTACAAAATTTAATCCCCTCGAATTATTATAAAATAGATAGCCTGGCGCCAGAGATTCCAAACTACTTGCTCTTCTTGAAAGCCATTTTATAGCTTCCATAGGCGTCCAGTATGGCATATAAAAATTAGGTATGATTTCTTTTGTCTCCTCAAAATTTACATATGGCCGAGTACAAAGTAACATAAAATCTGAAATATGTTTTATAATATCAGAAATTTTCTTATTAGTGAAAGACAAGCTATATCTTCTTTGCGTAAGAGTTGTAAACAGTGGTTCAACAAAATACATTTCCACTTGATTCAAATCATACCCCTCAAATTGCCCAATTGGAGAAATTTGATTTATAGAATAAACCATGAATATTTGTGTTCTATCATCATCCAACCCATATGATAAATAAATTGGTTCGTGGCCCACAATAGGTAAAAGTTCAAGACCACCAACTTTATCAAGAAAAACTAACTTACCAACCATGCTTGCAGAAAAAATATCTTCAATAAAAGTAAACTCTATAATATCTCGCGCATCAATAAACGCAAAGCCCCTTTTAGTTCCAATAGCAACAGTAAAATCCCCTCTACCAACGGGTTTTTGAGATGTATCTATCATAGTTCTCCAATATCTCTAATTTCACGCAAAAGAATTGGTATTACACTTGGAACAAGAACTTGTATATCATTTTCTTTGTCCAGTTCTTCAAATGGATTTATAACTTTATTTGCCAAGGGTGTAACCCACCATAAACCAACTGAATTATAAAAACCATTGGAAATTAATTCCCACCAATCTTCTTCTTGAACCTCATAAACAGAATAGTACATAACATCTCTAAAGAGAGATTCATTTATTTCATATGATCGAAAAATATTTAGGAACAATGTTCCATCTTCTTCCTTCATAATATTGAAAAGTTTGATATAAGAAACATTTAATAATGTATGACCGGTTAAATCTTCAAATGATTCTGTGACTTTTATTGATGCCATGAATTAAAACACCTCCGCTTAGGATGCTCTGCTTAATCCCTCCATTTGAGGTCCGATCTGAACTTTTGATGTTTTCGTTCCAACTGTTACCAAACCTTTATCATGGAAAGTGCTATCCCATAATGGAGGTATTTCTACAAATGAAAGATGTAATTCACAATATGAAGGATATCCTCCTATATATGGACCCTTCCAAGTTGGTTCAACAAGTGTTAATGCTGCATAATCTATTTTTAAAAAATCTATGGGATATGTCTCTAATGTAAAATAAAATGGAAAATCTATATCTGCTAAATCATTTACCCCTCCTGATTTTAGTTTGGATGGAGATGATAAATATTGCAGAATCCTTACAGGATAAATGATTTCATTATATAAAGGTGTACCAACATCCGCAAGATGAAAAACAAAATCGTATTTTCTTCTTTCAGAATTTTTATAAACCAGCGCGGTATCAACTCTTGTTTTCGCAACTTCGGCTTGAGATGCGGCTATGAGAGCTTGTCTGACAAGCTCTGGAAAACTATCGCCGGCTTTATTAAATGCATTAGCAATTGCCCCAATAAATGCTTTACCGGCTCCATATAAGTGAAATTTTGAAGCCTCCTCAGCCGTTTCAATACCTGTCCCCTTTAGCTGTTGTTTAAGGTTTCGAAGTTCTGTTCCCATTCGTGATACCCATGCGGTTTTTTCAGCAATACTTGCAGCTAAGGATTCATATGGGCCCCAATCATGAGCAATTATTTCCTGTAATTCGTTAGGCGCAAGAAAATAAAATGTAAATCTTTTATTTCGGGGAATAAGTGTTTTATCTGCCCTGCCCCATGCTGCCATACTATGAATACCACGTGCAGATATTTTTAACCAAAGACTATTTGTATCATTAGTATGTAATGATGAAGGGCACCATATTGCCGGAACATCGTCTGTGATTTCCTCTGATGGTGCTGTTTTTGCACCGGCATCACGCTGGGCTTCTATTTTCTTTCTTATTCTCTGCTTGGCCGGTGTATTATCCTTTTTACTGCTCTGTGTAATACTTTTTTTTGTGTGAGAATATTCCCTAACTGCAGCACCAGATTCTTCCCAGCCAGGTAAGCCGGGCTCATTTAATTGTTTATTTTTATAAGCTCCCGCCATTTTGTTTCTCCTTAAATTGTATTTTGTAAAACAATATACCAAGCCACAGGTGTTGACATTAAAGTAGGTAGTGGGTCTGTGGGTTGTGATCCTTGCCCTATATTACCCATCATATTAATAGGGGATGTATTTACAGTTGCAGAACTCATACCAACTGGAACAGGAAGAGCCACGGGTTCCCTTTGTCCTCCACTCGTAAGTGCAGCAGTAAGTTTATTTAACATCATTTCTTGATTTTCTAAATTTCTCAATCCTGCTCCTGTTACTCCCTTAACAGGTGCACTGAGTTCTCTTCTTGTAAGAGACACTCTACCGCCCCTCTGAAATCCCATTAACGTGCCAGCGCTCAAACCACCAAAAGTAAAATTACTTGCAAATCTCATCAAAGTTCCAATTGGATCACGAATTAAGGCAGCCATTCCACCAGGCAAAATGCTGTTAAGCATTCCAGCAGTTCTTTTCGGTGTTATCCATTCACCAACTGATGCCCTAATAAGTTTACTATCAATGCCGGCTCCGGGCATTGAAGGCCCGCCTGTAATTTTTCCACCTTCCGCCATCCCGGCCATATTTTTAATTCTTTCAACATATTTTTGTGTTTCTGGATAAGGAGGAATACCTCCATATTCTCGTACTCGTTTTGCCCCGGCGTTATATGCGGCAAGAGCCTTTTCCCAGCTTCCAAATATATTAAACATCTGTTTAAGATATCTTGCTCCGCCTTCAATATTTTGATATGGATCATAAGGGTTCACATCCAGATCTTTCGCCGTTTTTGGCATTAATTGTGTCATTCCTATTGCGCCTTTTTTGGAAAGATTACGTCTACCCCCGGCCGATTCTTGCTGTATCAGAGCTCTAAAAATTTCTTCTGGTATTTCATATCTCTTTGCTATCGTAGTAATATATTCATCAAGTTTTGGGTCTTGTATAGCATTTTTCTTTCTTATCTCCTCGAGCACTTTTTTTCGATACTCTGGATCTTTTTTTATGCGTTTGAGCTCTTCAGTTTCTGCAGCCTCGCGTTTTATTTTTTCCCTTTCTTCATAAGCCTTCAATATCCTCTTTGTTGTTTCTCTGTATGGCACGGCCAGACCAAAACTGGCTATATTCAATCCATATTCGACCCCTTTTTCTTTAACCGCTTTCATAACAAGATCAAATAAATTTTTAAATTTTTCAACGATCCAATTAGTAAAAATCTCCCAATCTTTTTTAAATGCTGGATCATCAATAAGAACTTTTATCAATGATGCGCCACTAATAGCCAAAAGACCAAGAGCAACTGGAAGCAATAGAGGAGCCAATAATGACATCATTCCACTTACCAGACCAGCAATAGCCGAAATAAATAGTGGAAAAGCCCATTTCATCAATGAAATACCGCCTTTTATAGCTTGAGCAGATTTTTTAAATGGTGAGATTATTTTGCCAAGGCCGCCTTTTGTTTTTTCCCATAACCAATACTTTGCAGCCAGAGCTTTTTGATATGCCCAATGTTTTAATGCATTCTTTTTTTCCTCGGCCCATTTTTTAATTGCTTCCTTTTTTTCCTGTCTCCATAGCTCTGCACGAGCCTTGCCAGACATCCATGGCTGTTTAAATAATGTATAAAATTTTGTAAAAAAACTTTTCTTTATAGATGAAAAGAACTTCTGAAACGGGGAGAATATAAAATCTTTAAATTTTTTACCTATATCTTCAAAAAATCTCTTAACTGGGGCCAGGGCCCAGATACCTTTCGCCGTTTTCCAGAGAGCCTCTCCTATACCCATTACGGTATTTTTTGCAAATATAAAGGTATCTTTTGCCAAATCAAAGAGAGGCGCCATATCACCAAGTATGTCATGTAACTGTGATTCGAAAAACCCTGTTATTCTTTGAATACCATCTCTTATTGTCGAAAGAACTTTAAGATTCCAGAAACCATACCACGCTTTCAAGAATGTTCTACCCCAAAATCTTTGTAAGAGCCACCTCTCGACTTTCTCCCTCATTGACATTGATTTTCGAAGGGCCCTGTAATATCTCTCTAATTCTGCTTTTCTTTTCTTTTCATCCGCTGTTTCATCTTTTTTACGTTTTTCTTTTCTATCTTTATTTTCGATTTTGGTTTTTTCTACTTTGTCTGTCTTATAAAGTTTTAAAATATCTTTGTGAATTTTTTTAAGATATCTATCAGTAGCAGTACCAGCCCCCTCGCCACCTCCAACAACATTTTTACCTTTAACCATACCAGCAGTTTTATCAATGTCTTTCTTAAACTTCAACATTTCCTTAGTTGCTGCTGTGGCAAAAGATTTGGTAAATTCCTTGATGAAGGTTTCCATTTCTTTTCCAATTGAGGGACTGGTTGCCATATATTACTTCCTCTATTTCTTTATTTTTTCTGGTTGCTTCATAGCATCTGCTTTTTGTTTCATATCTTTTATAACAAGGTTGAGAAAGGCTTCTCTTTCAAAATCAGGCAAGAGATTGCTTTCCTCAATACTTATATTCGCCCGGCTTGCTAAATAATACTGCTCCTCTGTAATAGTGTGCAAGCTCGTGCCACAACACAATGTATAGATTAAAAGAAAAAATCTTCAAGAGGAACATCCCTCTTTGATTGATAGCCACATTGAGGACATTTAATGTTAATTGAAAAATCAACACCAAAATCATACTTCTCAAACCACTTTGGAAGTTTTACCTCTTCCTGTTCTGTAAGGGAATCCAGTAAATAAATTCTATCCTCTATGCTCAAGTCTTTCTCTTCACCATCTGGAGTAATAATACCTTGTATTGCAAGAGCAAGAATTGCTGTCATTGTATGAATAGCCTTTTCAGCATCAGATACTTCTGGATAATTAACTTTTACCCATTCCATCGCCTGTTTTTGCATACCTCTTGTAATTAAGGACATTCTCACAGATATATTATCATTTATTTTAACAATATCGGGCTCTGACACATCTTTCTGTGGTGGCGCTTCCTCTAACATACTCTCTTCTTTTACTTCTTGAAGTGATTGTGTCTTTTTCTTTTTAGATGCTGAAATCTCTGGTGTCTTAACCTTCTTTTTATTGAGCTCTAAAACTTTCACCGGCATTTCAGAGAGATTCACCGTCTGTAGTGATTGAGAGCCACAACTTGGGCATACTGTTTGAAACTGATAAGTATTTCCTTTTGTTGCCTTTCTTATTTCCAATAATAAATAAAATCTATCCTGTAAATATAAATCATCTATTTTAAAATCTTCTCCCAAAACACATCCGGCTAAAACATCATCAAGTGCAGTCTCAATTACTGCTTGATCTTCTGCGTTCTCATACATTAGCAGCTTTTTAATCTGCCCCGTTGAGATTGGTTTGAATTTTACAGTTTTACCACTTCCTGGCAAAACAGTTTCAAATTCATACACATTGATATACCTTTTAAAATTTGACATAAAAACCTCCTTATATTGGTATCTTTCCTCTTATTGCTTCCATATTCAAATCCAAATAACTTCTTCCTGCCCTCTGTAAGAATGTTGCAAGAGCGCCAGGTTCTCTTTCGGTTATTGTATGATATTGATAGGAAAAAGTAACATCAAATTGGACTAAATCATTTGTTTGATAGTCTAATTGAATTTGTCCTATGCTTTTCGGCCAGGCCCCATAAAGTTTAAAACAACAAATGGTGCTCCCTGTATCAAAACCCAAAAGATGAATATCTTGATCAACCATATAGGAAATGGGCTTACCATAGATATTACTTTGTGGATTATGAATTATTTTTTGCCACGCCCAGAATTTTGTAAGAATCTTGGCATCATTGTCAACAATAAATGTAACATTCCAATCACCATCACTTCGAACAGAGGCCATCTTGTATTTTTGTCCAACCCAGTGTGATTGTATTTCTTCAATTGTAGAATCGGGTAAAGATGTGGATTTAACAAGATAAGGAAATTTTTTTACACTATTATTCAATAGAAAAACATCAACCGCTGTACCTCCAGCCTCAATTGCCCCCTTTGTTAAAAGATCATCTCTGGCGCCGCTTTCGAAATCCTCAACTGTTTTTGCTGTTGATAATGCACCCTCTACTCCCGCTTTTAATATATTACTGAGATTTGGGAATTGAAGATTTACATAAAACAGATATTGTCTCGCGCCACCGAGAAATCTTGCTTTATACTCTTGAATATCAATAGGTATTTTCATATCGTCATTATCCCCGTTAGTTTTTCATATCCTCTCTTTATTGCGTCCGCTATTTTTGTAGATGGTTTTGTCTCTAATCTCATTTTATAAAATGTAAAAACTACATTCATTGTTAAGAGTTCGGACGAGGCATAATCAAAAGTAATATTACCAACTGATTTTGGCCAGCATTTTTCCAATACAAAAGATTTTACAACATTTCCTGAATAATCTATCATATGAACTTCCTGATCTTGCATATATTGTGTAGAGTTCGCTCTATCGTGTTCTCTTTTTATACTTCTCCCACTTTTTAATTCTGACAACGAATTTTGAATTATATTTTGCCAGCTATACATTCTCTCTATAATGTCTCCATTAATGTCAACATTCATATCAACTGACCAATCACCGTACTTTCTATAGCCCGCAATTTTATAATCAAGACTTTGCCAGGGAATTGGAATTTCATCAAACATTGATTCTGGAATTGTTGTTGATCTTATAAGATAAGGCCACTTATCAAAATCAGATCCTAACCCAAATGTTGTAAGTGCACTATCTGCTGCAGGAACAAACCATTTTTTCCATCCATCATTTGTTGATAATACTCCTGTTTTCCCCATTTCTCTACTAATTCCAGCTGGCAATTTTAAGAGAATATAGAATAAAAATTGTCTTGATCCACCGGTAAATCTTGTGCGATATGTATCAACATCAAATAAAATCCGTGGCATCTTTCCTCCAAATAAAAAGGTCTGAAGAGTTTCAGTACCCTTCAGACCTTTCGATCCATTAGTTTTATCACTAAGCGTGGTACGGTATATAAGTATTTATTAATACCTATTATCCGAAAGTTACTCCAGTGCCATAAGTCACATTATCAGCAACATGATAAATGTAAGTAAATGTCATATCAAACTGGACAACATCATTAGCAGAGTAGTCCAATGTGGCCGTTCCGACCGATTTTGGCCATGCGCCAAAAAGTTTATACTTCATAATTGGCTTACCATCGTAACCTAAAAGTTCGAGCTGCTGGTCAGCCATATAAAGATTCGGTGCGGTGTAAATATTTGTTGTTGGGTCGTGAACAAGCTGCGCCCATTGCATAAACATTTGCTGAATTTTCGCATCGATATCCACATTAAAAGTAACTGTCCAATCACCGTATGTGTACTTTCCGGCAAATTTAAAATCGAATCCTTGCCAATTTGTCAGGATTTCGTCCGATGTTGTTTCAGGCAGGTTTGTTGACCTTACAAGGTAAGTTGCCTTTTCAGTATCTCCCCCTGCAATACTAATAGGAAATATCGGTTTATAATAAAATAAGTATTGTCTTGCTCCACCCTGAAATGATGCCCTATAACTATCAATATCAAATCTTGGCATTTTTTATTCCTCCAATTTATTCTCTTATCCAGCTGTCGCTCCAGCAAGCTCTGTGAAGGAGGCGCCGGTCTTGGTTGCGATAAAGTTCAGAACAATAAATTCTGCTGCCCTTGTGGGCTTAATGTAAATGTCACACCAGAGCTCATTTCTATCAATTCTTTCCGGTGTATTATTTGTCTCATCACAGACAATCATATAATCATAAATACCTCTTCTTGAACGAACATCTCTCAAGAATGGGTCAATCATATTGACCAAAAGAAGTCTTGTAAGATCATCATTTGGCTCAAAAAGAAAGTATCTTGCTGCTGTAGCAATTGCCTTTTCAAGAACAATGAAGAGTCTTCTTACATTAATTCGATTGAAAGCAGATTCCTTGTCAAGAAGTGTTTTCTGACCCCAAACAACTTTGCCCTGACCAGAGAACGAGACAAGTGGGTTGATACCGGCTTTATAGAGAATATCTCTTTCTCCCTGTGTTGGGTTCCAAGCAAGTCTCCTTACATTACCAAGAAGGGCTCTGTTAAGACCAGCCGGGGCAAACCAAGGATCAGAAACATCATCCGTATTGGCATAGATACCAGCGATATGTCCTGAACATGGAATCCATCTATATTTACCGTTCCATTTGTCATATACTTCAATCCAGTTACCATAAATGGAAGCATAACTGGTATTTTCATTAAGTGTCTGCTGTCTATAAGTTCTAAGTGATGTTGCCTCATTACCGGAGTTATTAATAACATCAGCATAAAGACAATCAAGAACAGCAATACAATCCTTTCTTGATTCTGCAATCGAAACCAGATATTGTTTTACTGTAGTGGATTTATTTCCATCAATAAGAATATTAATATCAATTTCTTCTGCATTTGCATAAAGATCAATATCATCAATGATAAGTGCATCCGTTACAGAATCATCCTGATCATCTGCCCCTCCTCCGAAACTCTGCCAAGATGATGTAGAAATCGTGATATTTTGATCCTTTTGTGATTCATTCATACTAATCCTAATATAACTTGATGATTCATTAATAACTGTTTCTGCGAAAAGTTTATTTCCACTATCATCAACAACATCTTGATCAGTAGAAACATTCCAAACTTCCTTTGTTGCATAGGATGTTTCTCCCTGTGGTTTTACCTGTACAATAATAAGGAAGGATTTAGAATTAAGAAGCGGACTATCAATTGCTGAAACATCTGAATATACTTCCCATTCTGAATGTCCTCCTGATGCAATTTCATTATAGGTTGTATAATCAATAACGGCTACCCTGATATTATTTCCCCACTCACCTCTTGAGTTGGCGATAAGATAAAATGGCCAAGGTGCGGTTGGTGAAACATCATCCGCAAACTGATCTGGGTCTTTACTTGGGAGGTCTGATAAAGTCAGAGCATCACTACCAAGAACAAACTGGGTGAATGTTGCTTCTGAACCACTTACAGCTTTCGTTCCAGCAAAAGTTGCGGATACGGGCATTGTTCTTGTGCAATAAAGTGCATTTCCATACCTCAAATATCCCGTAGCAGCAAGAATATCCTGATAGCAATTCGCCACATTTGTTGGTTTTCCAAATATATCTATCAATTCATTTACGGTTGTTATCAGAGTTTTCTTTCTCTCCGGCCCCTTGTAAGTATTCCTTAGAATAATTGCTGCAATAGAAGTAGCTACCGCTGGAATAGTAGTAGACAAATCTATTTCGTTTACATCTACGAGTGGTGACAAATAAAATGCCATTGTATGAATCCTCCAAATGTTTTCCTTATATATTTATGGATATTTCAATTATATTTATAAAAATTTACCCGATTTCGTATCTATCATATATAAATGTTGCGCTGGCTTCCAGAACAGCCCCCCCCTCTCTTGTTGAGAGAGTAATCTCTCCAAGTTGTTGAATCCAGACATTTTTAAAGTTAATTGCCATTATTTTTCTACTAAAATTATCGGTTATTTGGAGAGAAGCATCAACAACCATATTATTTGGTAAGACACCAAACTTATCCTTGTTATTATTTATATAAAATATCCAGTTTGCAAGCGCTTTCCAGTTTCTAAATTCCGAATCTACAATGAAATTTACTGTCCAAGAATCAAAAACCAGTTTCCCAACCTGTAATTGAAGTTTACCACCCTGCCAAGGAGACTCTGCTTGATCTAAAGACAAGCCAGGAATAACTGTGCCAAACAGGTTCAACTCAAGTTCTGCAGTAGCCGCACGGGATGTTTCCGATGGAAGAGTTGGAAACTTTAATCTAAAATTAGAGGGGGTTGCCCTATGTATGTTTACTGTTATTGCCATTATGTCCTTCCCTTACCGCCCTCCGGAAATACTGTATATCTCGACAAAATGCCCGCTGTTTCATCATATCCGAGGGCCTCGACATATACCGCTTCATCATACATACCACTTGCACCAGATGTAAATGTTGTTTCTGTTTCCTCTGCCATGGCTTCTTCTGAAGAATAAATTCTTGATATAACCTTCTCAATAAGTTTCCCATCAGGATCGGTTGTTGGAGTAATAGGCTGCAGAAAATATCCCTGAATAGTGAAAGTCAAGGTCCATTTTAATACTCTCCAATCCTCTTCCCCCCATTCTTCCATAATATCCGGTGTCGCACTATTGAAAACTGTTTTTAATTCAAGGTCTGCGTTCATTTCTGGAACATTGATTTTCAAGAAAACATATGGATTGAAAAACGGTAATATCTGTTCAAGAATTTGGTCAATATCAACAATATGAAGTGCCCAGATATTTACATTGAGAAGAAAACTATATGGTATCAGGTTAGGTATTGTTTCAATTGTTTTTGCATCATAATCTTTTGATATAACAATATTCTCGTTCTTATTTCCCAATCTTGAACCATCATAGTCAATTGACATAAGGGTTACGGAAATGATGGGAAGCTTTTCTTCAGTTGAATACTCTTTTATCCAGTAATATGCCTTTTCCTTTGGCCCGAATTTCACAGGAACAAGAACGGTTTTTGTTATGTTTCCGTCATTGTCATACCTTGCCACATATATGTCTGCTAACATATCGAGAAACTGTATAATTGTTTTCCTGAAAATTCTATAAAAATAATAAGTTCGTGCCATTTATTTTCTTACGCTGGGCCGGGATTTTCTTCCTGTTTTTTCTTGATAATTTCCTCAACATCACTTATAGCCGTGTTTATTGACAATATCTTGCCATGTATCCTTACTGCTTTATAGCCTTGCATTTTCCAGCTTTTGAGTTTAATCAATATTTGCATTTTAGTCATATTATTCCACATTGAATTTGGAATTTCCTTTACTTTTTCTTCAAAGAGATACTTTTCCAAAAGTTTATCTACTTTATTCATTGCTACTTTTTCTTCTCTTTCTTTTCCGGTCATTTCCTCTTTATCGGTTCTTCTCCAATGTAAAGTTTGCTCTTGAAAATTCAAGGCGGTCAACCAATTTCAATATATTACCTGATCTATCAATAACACAAAAACCTTCTGGTTTTGCTACATTGTAACCTTCCCCACTACGGATAAATGTTCCTATATTGCTGATTTCACTGAACTTTCTGACAAATATATCTTTCAACCTGATGAAAATCAAATAAAGATATAGTAATCCCATTATTTCTTTCTTATATTTAGTTAGAAAATGATGCGCAGAATCTATCATTTCCCTTCTTTTCTGTTTTGCTTCTGGTGATTTCACCTGTTCTGCTTGTTTCTCATATTTGTCCTTTATGAATATCATAAAATCATCATAGTAAAGTGATACGGAGCGGAGAGCGTTTGCCTTCTTGATGTTTTCGTTGTGGAATATCATGAATAATTGATATAGCCCGAAGCTTTTCATCTTTTTGAAAATATCTTCCTTGATATATTTCGCAACCCGCTCTGCTTCTGAAATCAGTTCATTTATCCTGTCAATTTCCGGCTTGGAGAAGTTTACTGTGCCGGATTCATCCCTGAAATAGGCATCCTGAAGCCAGACATTTGGATTATTAAAATACCTTGATACATCTATATTAAATTTGGCCGAAAGCGTATCAAGTGTATCTCCTGTGTATTCCGTGTGAACGACAATACCCATTTTGGCTTTATTGATCCTGTTTGCAAGGTCTGAACCGTCATTTGGTATAGCATAGGTTATTGTATTCGGTGTAAAAGTAATATATGGCATTCCGTTGATATTCTCTATTTTCTTATCATCTGTAAAAAGAAGATCTCCCTGATAAATTGTTTTCACTCCCAATTCTGATAGATACTTCAGGGAAGTTTTCAGCTTAGCTGCCAGACCAGGCGCATGACCGAAATATTCATTTACATCTTTATAATTATATGCAAGTTTCGGTGTCTTGTTGAAAATGGCTTTCGTAGAAACAAAGAATTTTCCATTTTCTGGATTAATACCAAAAAACACTGCTGGGCTATTATGAATAAGAATATATACATCACCGGCTTTTACATAAAAATTCTGATTATGTGTTGTCATATCACATTCTGGATATTTCTGTTTTATCTTATTCACTTTTTTGACTTTCATATTCTATAAGCCCTTTCAGTTTTTCAGATTGGAAAAATGTTTTTTCATCATCATATTTACAAAAAGAGATGGTTATCTTCCCATTTATTCGGTTTCTTTTATATTATCATTTTCATTCAATTCTATAGCCTTCACCCAACCCCTATTGATTGTATAAAATTCGTGATCCTCTGTAACTATTATTTTATCACCATTTTCCAACTCAACTTCTACCCAATTTTTATTATTATGATTTATTCTTGGTTTTATTGCTAAATTCAACTCATCAATACCCTTATCAAAATTATAAGTAAAAACTTCCACATCATTTTTACCAAGAATCTCTTTCATTTTCATATCACCGTTTTTCGTCTTGATTATTGTATCTGGATGAATACAACCATCCCATTTCACTGTGATAGCCGCCTTTGATTTCGATCCACCGGAAAGTGTATCACGAATGAGTTTGGCTAATTCGATATTCTTTTCTATACCATTCACGCCGTTGTTAAACATATTATCCTCAAAATGTTCTATATGCCGATTTATATCTTCATTGAGCACTTCTTGAATGGTATATATTCTTTGTTCCTTGAAGATTTGGCCTCTGACATTTCCAGGCCTTCCAATGGTTGCCCTGAGAAATTCCCTGAATTTCTCAAACCACTCCTTATTATCCAATCCCCTCGCTACATTTCTTTTATACTCCTCGAAGTCATTTTCTCCGATAGCCTTTCTTACCTTAGATGCAGAAATATCTTCTGCTGTTCTCTTGATTTCATCAAAGATTACATTGTAATCCACTCCGATAAACTGTTTTTTATAGTCTTCAATCCTGTCAGAACCGGCTATGATTGCAACACCATTGCTTGTTTCAATGTTTTCCTGTTTAATAATATCTGGAATATAACCGTGAGAAGATAAAATCGGATGTGCTTTCGGGTTCGTTATCTTGAGAATGGATTTTCTCTGATTGTATGTAAGGAAATTTTTGGCGAGTTTTGAGGATTTCTCTCCCTCGATGATAAAAATGTATACCTTTGAATATTTCTTGAGAGAGTCTTCAATAATTTTTTGGTGGGCTTTTGTGGGTGGTGACATTCTACCTATAAAAATACCCACCGCTCGTGACTTCTGTTCTGTAATGTAATTTGAAAATCTCATCTTAATAATGATATTTACTACCAGTATATATGTATTTCTTTCCAAACCGGTGTTACATTTCTATACTTATCTCTTCATTCCCTCCAGATCTCTCATCAGAGTGCTCCTTTCGTGTTTCTCCCACATATCAATTTCATAATTCATTTGTTTGATTATTTCATCCGGAATACCAAGTTTTTTTCCCGTTTTAGTGTTTACATCTTTTTTTATTTTCACCATCCTGTCAAAGTTTTTGAGGGCTTGATCTGGCTCATCCCTATATGTGTCAAAGATCTTTTTGCGAATAACCTCAAGATCTTTGATAGATGTCTTTACAAGATATTTTCCCTTTTCCAACCAATCCCTGTCTTTGTTAAATTCTTTGAAAATTTCTTCTATCTTATTCATATGCTTTTCAGTTCCCCCGTTTTTGCCAAGTATAGAGTTATTGCCCATATATCAGCTCTTATGTTCTCTGGTACTTGACGAACATCACCTTTATATTTTAATTCTCTCTCAACATACTTCTGTATTTTCTGTTCCTCATCTGGACTTTTATCCAATATTTTTATATATTCATTCCATAGTTTATTATCTATATCTCCGAGCATTGATGAAAGCCTTCTTGCATCATCAATACTTTTTGCTGTTGCAATTTTGAACATAAATTTTGTCAGATCCCGCATACCAATTGCTTCTGTCAATGCCATTAAATCACTTTTTCTGTAGAGATATTTGTCAATAAGATTGTCTATCTTTTTCATATGTTTGTTCTCTGTATTATCCTTTCATCTGGATTTAATCCCCAATTGGGGTTTTCTTTTGCTTTTTTAAGCAGTGCTTCCGGTGGTTCACCTTCAATCTTTTGAGGATGAAAGAGTATTCTGTATTGAGGTCTTCTTCTTTCATCAAAATATGCAACAAGAACAGACCAGTTATTATATTCCCTTATCACAACTCCTTTCAACATAACTTTCTTGTTTATCTGTGCTCTGCCTGTAACATAATCTCCACTCTGAAATTTCATTTATAGCTTGCCCCCACCATATTTTTTGAATGCCTCTTTTTTCTTTTTGTCTATCACAGCCTGTTTTATTTTGGGATTTCTTTCCAGCTTATCAGCAAACCACCTAAGCGTATCAAATATTGGATCTTTATCGTCATATTCACCCACTTTCCTTATCCAAAACCAAAAATCATCTTCTTCATCGGCGAGAACCAGCTTTGCGTTGAAGGACAATTGTTCCAAGTTTTTCTCAAAATCATTCTCTATTTTTATTATCTCATTATCTGCCTTTACCAGAAGATTTCTGATTTCATCCCATTCTGGTTGCTTTTTGTATGTCTCTTCGCTCAAATATCTCTCAATCTTCTCGTCTATTCTTTTCATTTACTATACCATCCATATTTTTTGGTAATGAATTTTGCGTGTTCTTCCATTTCACTTACAAGCTCATCTATCAAATCTTTGGACATATATGGCATCCATATTTCTTGGGCAAAGCCGATAAGACGAGAATAAAAGCGCCACCAACAATCAGATTGTTTTTCTATATCACCTTTATATAAATCGACACAAGATTCTTTGGCATATTCATCCATCACACTCAATGTTGCAGATACGCTTTCCTTGAATGCATCATCCGCTTTCTTCTGTGCGAGTTTGAACCGGCTTTTAAGTCTCCCGTCCTATTCAGAAATATTTTCTTTATCATTCAAATATTTTCCAAATTTCATTTCTTCCTTCAGACCATATTTTTTGAGAATGGCTCTCGCCTGTTCTTTGGTCATACCACCCATTATCCTTGCCATTACATCATTCATTTTCAATGTTTTTCTGGCCATGGCTATTTGATGTTTTACAAATGGATCTGTTGGCATCTTCTTGATCAAATACTTTTCAATTTTCTCATCTATTTTTTTCATCTTACACCATACCTGCGTAATTTTTCCAGATCATTTCTTATCTACCGGATGGAAAAATATATTCTTTCCTTTTATAACTATAACTGCCTGACGGGCCGTACCGCTTTATTGGAATTTGAAATGGATTTTCTACACTATATTTTTTAATCATTGAAAGTCTTTTATTTTCTTTGACCATTTTTGACTGATTTTGACTTTCAACACCATATCTTTTAATACAGGTCTTTTTTGACTTTTCCCTTTTTGTTTTTTTTTCCCTATCCTATATTTTCCTATTTTATTACAACCGTATTCACATATGTTCATAATTGATATCCCTTCTATATGTTTTTGTATCTATATTACAAAATTATTTATATAGTTCATTAACATTTTTAACAAAGGATATCCCATCAATGTAAGATATGCAATAACATAACCGTAGATGCGAGTGTCGATATCATCAACAACATTTGCGTGTTCTTCAATCCAAGTATTATCACCAAACGCCGAAATAAGTTTGCTGGTAACGGCAATATCCGCAGCACTTTCGCTCTGCTCTGAATATCTGAACGGCCTTAATATCAATACCCATATCATTTTCTTGAGCTGGAAGGTTTTGTCATCATCATCAACATGACAGACCTCAAATGATCTGTTAGCCAATTGATACCATTTAATATGAACGGCGTCGCCTATTTTCGGACTTACTGTTTTACTAACATCTCTCCTCCAAGTACTCATCGGGATATGTGCAGTAATAACATCACCACCTGTCATTCCAAAAGATGACCACAAATTAGGTTCATCCACGACTTCGTAAATTATTTTTGTCTCCTTCGGTGCCTCATATGTAGTTCCTGTATGTTCACCATATAGCGTATCATACTCTACATCATTTGACCTGATATAATAATTTATCTTAACACCGGCAATATCGGTATACTCCATAATCATGCTTTCGGCAAGCATATGCTCCTGATTACCTTCTATATCATACAAATTCCATTGTGGTTTCTGTAAGCCAGTTCTATTCTGTTTGTTCATTTTTGAATTATCTTCATTTGTAATTTTGTGAATGCTCCCCCCCCCCCTCTAAAGGGAGTGGGCTTCTAAAGTAACCTTACGATTACTTAAAGAGTCCATTCCGACTCTTAAAATGTTAAATAAAAATTTTTGAACTACCTCTGCCTAAAGGCAGAGGATTCCTCCTTCAATGAGGCTACTTGCGTCTCTTCCTCTCCAGAAGCGTAAATTCCTGTAGTTCCTACAGTACTGATTGCTAAATTCATCAAATTAATTCCGGCATTCTGATCTCTATTGTGATGACTATGACAGATGGGGCAATCCCATTCTCTATCAGCTAATGTAAGCTCTGTATTTTTATAGCCACAATGAGAACAAGTCTTAGTGCTTGCGTAGAATTTATCAGCAAATACTAAATGTTTTCCATACCATTCACATTTGTATTCAAGCATATTTACAAAAGAACCCCATGAATTATCAAGAGTAGATTTAGCAAGATTTAAGCATTGACTTATTGCTTGCATATTAAGACTTTCAATTCCTATAATATCATACTCTTTAACAATTTGAGTAGACAACTTTTGCTGAAAGTCTTTTCTTGAATTAACAATCTTTTCATGTACTTTAGCAACTTTTATTCTTTGCTTATTTCGATTGTTTGAACCTTTAATCTTTCTTGCTAATCTTTTCTGTTCTTTTGCTAACCTTTTTTCATACATTCTAAAAAACTTTGGATACCCTGAAACTTTGTTTTCGTTTGAGGTGAAAAGATTTTTAGAATCATAGTCAAGACCAATTGCTTTTGAATTAGAATTTACTTGGTGTATTTTTGTATTTATAAATTCTTCTACAAGAATACAAGCAAAATATTTTCCGGTTGGAGTTTTTTCAACTGTTACATTTTTAATTATTCCATTGAATGTTCTATCATCTGCATATTTAATCCATTTTAATTTAGGTAATTTTAAACGTTTATTTTCAAAAACAATTTCAATATTATTATTTATGTTCAAAGTTCGGAAAGTTTGTCTATTTGTTTTCTTAGACTTAAATTGAGGTAACCCCATTTGTTTTCCTTTTCTTTTTCCTGAAAGAGATTTAAAAAAATTTTTGTATGCTTCATCTAAGTCTACTCTTGATTGCTGAACAGCCACAGAATCTACTTCCTTTAACCACTCATAATCTTCTTTATATTGCTTTTCTGTCTTATATTTGTATTTATAAAGTGCTTCCTTGTCATTCTTGAATTGCTCATACACTTCTTTTCTTTCAGCAAGCATTTGATTGAAAATAAAACGAGTACAACCAAAAGTCTTATTCAAAAGAATCTCTTGAGTTTTATTGGGGTAAATCCGAAACTTATATGTTTTGTAAATCTTTTTCATACCTTTTATTAGTATTTTTATTTTCAATAATATGTATAAAATTAACAAAAAATGTTACAAAAGTCAAGCAAAAAAATATTTGACAAAAAAGTAAAGAACTACTAATTTGAATAAATTAAGAGCTAAATTCATCCCCCACCTGAAGGAGGGGGTCTTCTTTAGCTTAAAGGATAAACTTTCTAATTTTTTAACCACCCACCCTTTATCGCCCAATCCATCAAAAGCAACAAATCTTCAAAATCTAAAACCGCAAGTACCTGTTTGTCATTATTCCTAC